TCAGGCAACCAGTTCTACAAACTCTCCAAGAACTTTTTTATTCATTTTCTTACTCTTTAAACTCTTCACAAAAGCAGTTTTGATTTGAGACTTGGTAGCATCTTCGGCAACCTCAAACTCTGCATCATTTGCCAGAGCAGAGGCAGAAAGACCAAAGTAAGTGTGATATCCAGAATCTTTAATGGAGAAAGTTTTTTCTTTCTTCCAGGTGTTCATAATTTTATCATACTCAGGATTAATCCATCCAGTATAACGACGAATAAAAGAACCCGCATCACGAGACTCCAAAATCCTCATACCAATAAAATTGACGGTAGGAAACCTATCACGGAGATTGCGAAGCAGAACATCAGTAAATCCATACCATTCTACATCCAGACTATAAGTGTTTCCAGTCTTACGATCACGCAGGAAACCATTTGTACCAATTGAATTCACGCCAAGATAAGATCCATCACGACGATTAAACTCTTTATGATACTTCAGAGAATGTGCTTCTCCATCAGTCAGAATTACACACTGAACTTTCTGCAGTTTATTATCTTTTTGGAAAGTAGGAAGAATTTCGTGAAGAGCAATCAAAGTCTCATTTAAAGGAGTTCCAGAAAGACTCCAACCAATTGGAACAGCATAACGAGAATAATGCTGGTCACTAAAACAACGGGCAATACGATAGATATTCAACATCTGGTCTTCCAGTGTTTTACCATTTGTCTTACTAGTAAGCACATTCATCAAAGAGAAGTATTCCTGAACCTGAATGAGTCCATCTTTCTTTTGATACAGAGATTCAGGAATAACTGCTTTATTATTCTCATCATACTTAATGATTGGATAATCATTTGTAAATGCATAAACCTCAAAAGGAATATTGACTTTCTTGCAGAACCAAATGAGATTAAAGAGTTGTTTGACAGTATCCATCATCACACGACTCATAGAACCAGACCAATCTAGAATGAATACCAGACCGTGATTCTTGCCGTTTGCAAGAGTTGTCACCTTACGGAACAGGTCTTCATTATATTTGTAAGTATGGAGTTTGGAGCAGTCCAAAACACCCGTGCGGGCAGTTGTAGCACGAGCATAACTATCCGCTGCCTTACGACATTCAAACTCTTTCACAAGATAGTTGACTTCCTTCTGTGCAGAACGCTTAAATTCACGAAACTCTTTATCTGCCTCACCAAAGATTTCACCAGATTCATAAACCCTATCATCAAAATAAGATGCCCAAGATTCTTGGCAACGATTATGAACTTCAGCATTATCTACAACAATTTGCTTCACATTCAGTTTGGGAATTTCCACATAAACATTCTCCCAACCATCTTTACTTACAAGATTTTTGAGTGCTTCTTCAAGATTACCAACAGTCTTGACTTCAGGTTCAGATTTTTCGCCACCTTGCTCACCTTTAACTTCTTGTTTTTGTTCTTGAGATTTCTGTTCACCAATTTCATCAGAACTCCTACCATCACCACCTTCCATTTCAGGTTGATTATTCTCACCTTCCGGTTGATCCGAGAAATCGGAAGCAGGGGAATTTCCACCAGACTGTGGAATTTCATGAGAATCCAGATTGATTTTAGTTTCTTCTTGCTTCCTTTGCTTACAGTACTCATAGAGTTCCTCAGAAGCGATCAGAACATCAGTAAAAGTTTCAGCGTCGGCAATTAAATTGATAATTTTAGTCTCTTCACCAGGTTCAATAAAGATATCGGCAAAGTTACCAATCTTAAAGTAAAGATTGGCACGGTCGGCAAGATTCATCTCATCAACTTGCTCATCTTCAATTTGAAAGAAGTCTTGTTCGGCAAGTTCTTTGTAACCACTAAAGAAAGTCTTTGCGAGACCAGCATAACGACGCTTCATCAGTTTTTCAATGCGAGCATCTTCTACAATGTTCACAAACTGAGGAGGAACTTTAACTTGCTCAGTCCAGTCCTCATCAGGAGTATAAAGAGCATGACCGACTTCATGACCAACTAGAAGGTCATAGACAGTATTGCTTGCCTTCTCCCACATCGGCAGAGTCAGCACACGAGTGTGAACATTGAACTGAGCGGTCTCTACTTTCTTGTGCTCCACCACAAGGTCTTCGGTGGCAAGCAGTTTGGCGAGTTGGGACTTGATTTCGTGATTGACAGGCATTGATGTTTTTTGAACTGACCGTATTATACAAAAAAAGGAGGTCTTGCGAACCCCCTAGTGTGCCAGTTTAAAAAGTGTACCTAAAGTTTCACTTTTGTCCGTAATATGCTCTTTGTTTTGCAATTGTTCTATTTGCAATATCCTGAGTTCCTCTATACCCAGGTTTTTGTTTTCCTGCTTTTACTAACCACTCATCAGAATCTTGTGCTTGGGATCTCATTTGATCATCCTTCATATCTGCAAAAGAAGGAACATCATAATCTGGTTTTTGGAATATACTTTTTGCAGTAGATGGACCATAAGATTTTTTATATGGTGCCGATTGTTGTTTTGGTTCTTTTTTAGGTCCAAAATTAACATTAATATTATAATCTCCTGGTGTTATCCCACCACCAGAACTAGAACTACCAGAACTAGAAGTAGATGAAGGTTTTGCTGCTAAATTTTTTCTACCAAGAGCAATAACTTGGTTCATATTCATTCCAGTTTTTTGCATCTTAGCGTTTCCACCACCAGCTTGAAAATCACTCATTTCAACAATACTCTCAACCCATGCTTCACTCATGGCACCCATGATTGCCTCTGCAGATTTCTCATCAGATGCAAAACCTTCATCAAGAAGATAATTGATTACAAATTCTTCTCTGAATCTACTTGAAACTCTGTACTCTGAACCATGACCTCCACTTCCAGTCATTCTATGTTGCGAAAAACCACCAGACTTATCCTTTCTTGCAGCCTTTTCTTGCTCATACCTTTCTGCAGGAGTTAAAGGTTTTCTTGCGGCCGCTCTTTCTGCTTTTCTTTCTGCGGCCGCCTTTTCTTTAGCATCAATTTTTGCCTTTACTTCATCATAAGATGGTGCATTCTTATATCTTTTTCTTGCTCTTCTTCCTTCTTCTTGTGCCATGGTTATAAAAACTTTTTAAGTATTTATAAAAAAGAAGCGTCTCGTTGAGTGAGACGCTTCTTGAGTGCTTGGCGACGGGCCTTTGCTTGTCGGAGTGCTTGCGGTTTCAGTTTCCGTTTTTGCTCCTTTTTGGAGTGGTGGTAGCGATTAGGGACTTGCATTGTTCTGTTTAGTTTATGATTCTACTTTATACGAGAATCCACCCTTCTTATCAAACCTTGTGACACTTTCAAATTTGTCCTCAAGTCCACCCTTATGAGAAATGACGAATATATTAGCATCCCTTATGACATAACGAATGATTTTAAGAAACTCATCAGTTCCAAATCCATCAAGGGATGAATCAAAAACTTCATCCATAATTAAGAGATTCGTATTCACAGAGTTCTTCACTCTTGCAACTTCTCTCCAAGTAAAGAGAAGTGACAAATCAACTCGCATTTTCTCACCTTCACTAAAAGAACTATAAGAGAAGTTCTCATGAATAGGTGACTTGATACTCTCATTAAACTCTTCATCCAGATGGAAATTAATATAAAAATCCATCATCTGCAAATAACGATTCACCTGTTGATTGATGAAGGGAAGATATTTTTTGATAATTTTGGTTTTTACACCATCATCTTTAAGAAGAGAATATGCAAAATCATAATGAACGATCTCTTCCTTTTTAGTTCCCAGATCTTCAAAGACTTTTTGAAGATTGGTTTGAAACTCTTCTAACTTTTCGTGCTCAGTATTCTTGTTTTCAAGTTGTTCGGTAAGTGTTTGAATTTCACTTTCCAAATCTCTGACCTGTCGTTGGTTAGAGGAAATCCTAGCATTGTTTTGAGAAATGTCATTGTTGAGTTTCGTAATCTCCTTAGATAAAGCAATAAATTGACGCTCTCTCTCCTCTTCCAGTTTTATGGTTTCTTCAAGGTCTTTATAACCTTGTTGAAGTTCCTTAGCACTATTTTGAGCGTCGGTAATTCTATTTAACCGAAACTCTTCTTCAATTGTTTGAGTGCAGGTGGGACAAACCGTATTTTCTGTGAAGAACTTGTGTTCTTTGGTAATGGTAGATACTTTTTGGGAGATTTTACCTTTTAGGTTCCCCAACTTTCTTAGTTTATCAGTCGCACCAATAACTTCTTCTTGCTCCTTAGTATATCCAAAGATACTTTCTTCGGTGGTTGAATTTTGAAGCATATAAGCATCAACTTCAGCAATCAAATTAGTAATCTTCTTCTTGTTAGAATTAATATTATCCTTTCCACGACTCTCCAACTGCTCAATAAAGTTCTTCTGCATCAAAACCTTATCTTTGAGGGATTCTTTCTTAAAGTCCAGAGATTTAATCTGTTCCTTTTGCTGACGAATCTTTTCCTTAATCAAATTATTCATCGAGGAGAAGATGCGAATATCCAGTAAGTCCTCAATGACCTCACGACGATTTGCCGTAGTCAATTGCATAAAAGGGACAAAATTACTAGAACCCAGAATCACAATCTGTGTAAAAGACTTATAATTGACCTTTAGAATATTCTCTTCTAGGATTTTTTGATTCGCACGGTCATCTGCTTCCTTATGGAGTTGCTTTCCATTTACTTCAATATCAAAAACATTTGGTTTGATTCCACGACGAACCAAATACTCACGATTATTGACGGAAAACTCAATCTCTACCAGACAGTCCTTTTCATTGGTACTATTAGGAAGCTGGGGTTTATTAATTTTACGAAACGGACGATTGAACAATACAAAAGTCAAGGCATCCAGCACAGTGGATTTACCGGCACCATTTGTCCCAACAATCAGGTTGGTTTGGTTCTTTTGAAAGTCCATTTCTGTGAACTGGTTCCCAGTACTTAAAAAGTTCTTCCAACGGATTTTTTTAAAGATTATCATTTTTAGGTGGAATTACGATATCGTCAGGAGTAATTACCGCATATCGGTAATTATACATCTTACAAGTCTTTATGGCAAGCTCATCATCTACTTCTACTACATCCATTTCTTTTTCTTCTTGGTCTTCTAACATCAAAGCATAACGAGTCGCATCATCTTCTTCCTCAAAGAGAAACAAGACCTTTTCACCATATTTGTCTTGGACGGCAAATGCACCATCCCCCTTTTGATCCTTAAGTGTAAGAAGAAACATTATTGAACTTCGCAAGCTTCCTTATAAAGATTTTGTAGGATTCCTTTGATGATATTTTTATCGAACTGAACTTCGGACTCATCAATATAACGATTCAGAATTGAGATAGTATTCTCCTCTTCATCAACTTGAAAATCTTCACTTTCTTGAATTTCAAAGTTCTCAATAATTTTAAGATCTTGAATTCCTGCAGTATACAATTTATCTACAAATTTTTCAAAATCCTTTGCTTTTGTTTTTTTACGAACAATAATCTTTACAATCTTATTCTCATACTCCCGAGCATCAAATGTCTGATAAGGAGTATCCTCATAATAAAGATTATAGAATAATTTATAAGGATTATTGATTGGTGTATGTTCTAAAGTTTCGGTATCAAAGATATGAAATCCACGAGTATCATTCACATCCGTCCAATACATCTCATAAGGATTGCCAAGATAGAAGATGCGTCCATTATCAGAACGAGTGTGGTAATGACCAGAAAATACCTTTGTGAACTTTGAAAAAATATTCGAATCCAGTCCATGATCCTCCATAATTAGATTTTTATTTACACGGAAACCTTGAAGTTCTAGGTGCCCCATTGCAACCTTTGCCTTAGACTTCTGAATTACATTCATAGTTTCTTCGTGATTCTCACTACAAATCCAAGGAATAAAAGTCATATCAATTCCACCAACCTTTGTATTTGTTGGAGAACTATAAGTTTTGATATTTGGATAAGTCTTGAGAAGCAGGTCTGGGGAATTAACTTGATTGGTATTCTTATAATAGCAATCGTGATTCCCAACAATCATATGAACATCATACTCACGCAGAGGTTCAAATACAACTCTCTTTGCCCATTCCAGACTTTGATAATCAATTGACTTACGACTATCAAATGCATCACCCATATGAATGACTGTCTCTACCCCGTGTTGTTCTAGTCCAGGAAAGAAAACATTCTTGTAGAAAAGTTCAAAGTGGTCATGAAGATGCTTTGAACCTTTTTTGGCACCGTAGTGACTGTCGGTGATGATGGCAATTTTCATCGGTTTCCGTTTCTGTATTGGATGTTGTCCTTCATGGAATTATACTCCGAATTGTTCCCAGAAAGCAAGTTGTCGTCTATAACCATAACCTCATCAAATCCAGTGCGTTCAATAATTTTATTTTTAATCTCTAATTGTTTCTTTTCTTTTTGAATTCTACGCAGAAATGCATAATGAATGATTTGAGTAAAATATGCAAAAGGGTTCTGTGATCTTTCAGGATTAAAGTTATGAATATACTGAACACAATTCTCAATGCCGTCAGAAATCATATCTTCACGGAACATATAATTAACGAAGTTTGGTTTATAGGATAAATGAGTGGCAATCTTTAAGAAGCAATCACCTAGGTAGTTGGGAATTCTGGGTTTTCCTTCCCAAGGTCCAGACTTTGGTGGTTCTGTATCATATTTCTCAATGAAAAGTTGTCGTGCCTTTTCAACTTTTTCTCTATAAACTGTAATTGCTTCTAAAAATTCTTTATTGTTTACATAATGTTCTGATTTTTTCTTAGGCATAGCATTGTTCTTCTTTTTTAAGATTTTATAAGTTGTGTTTATTATACCATACTTTAAGGGGGCTTGACAACTGTTGAAATCTTGTGTAGACTAGGTTTGTCCCGGTTGAAGATGATAATTTAGCTTTCTTTAATACCTTTAAAGATTTTTTCAAGATTTTTACGGGCATCTTCCACTGAAGAAATATATCCCATTGTATTTGTTATTTTAACCTTTCCAGTATCTTCAATTAAGGTAATGGGTTCATTACTAAGATATTTTTTATAAAATCCAATAGTCATTTCATCACTAATTTCGGTCATTGTAATAATTTTATCTAATTTTATAAAATAAAAATCATCATCAGGAATTTCCATCCATGGTTTAATTTTTACTACCATTCCACCCATAGATTGTTGTACTTTCATTATAACAGGATTTTGAAGTACTACAATCGGATCTCCATCATTCTCATCAATACAAATCAATGAGAATATTTCTTCACCTGATATAAGTTTTAAACTACAATAAAACTCTTCGCCCATTATTCTTTTATCGGTATGTTTACAATATCGTAATTAAAGTTTTCTTCGTTATAGATTTTAATTCTTTCGATTAAATGATTGAGTGTATAATTTTTTCTTGATTTATAACTGATATCATCGGCAATATCATATAGAGTTGCTTTTACTTTGTTCTCACCTTTTCTGAGAACTCTTCCGATAGATTGGAGATTTCTAATTCTCGATTTCGATGGTGACGCAAACACAACATTATGTAAGTTACGAATATTAATGCCGGTAGAAAAAGTCCCATAAGATGCCACAATAATTGCGTTTGATTCTTTTTCTGTTATTTCACGAACTCTTTCTCTTTCTTCAGTTTCCACACCACCATGAATAAAAAATACATGACGATTTGGAGATATGTTATTATTTATTAAATCATATAAAGGTTGGCCATGACCTTCGACTCTTGAAAATAAGACAAGAGTATTTCCTTTTAAATCTAATGTAAGATTTTTAATGAAGTTGTTTCGCTTTGAGTGATTAATAATATATTGAACTTCATCCTCAAAAACATCAAATCGATTCGGTGGGTGTTTCAGTAGAAGTATTTTAATGTCTAATTTGGCAAGATGCCCTTTCTTCATCAGTTCATCTGTATTAATAATCTTATATGAAGGTCCAAATAATCCTTCTAGAACCCATTTATGAGTTTGACTTCCATCTAATGTTCCAGTGAATCCAAAGCGATATTTTGCATCACAAAGTTTTGTCATTATAGATATTAATGACTTAGATTTAAACTGGTGTGCCTCATCTCCTACGACTACATTAAATCTTGCAAAATACTGCTTAGGCAACTTGTAAATGCTTTGCCAGGTAGTAATAATGACTTGGGAATCAGTTTCTCTTTCCTTTCCCGCATAGATCTTGTGGCAGTATGAACCAACATCCCATCCATAATCTGCAAAATCTTTATACATTTGTTCTACAAGGGAAGTCGTTGGAACAACTATCAGAATATTTTGCTGTTTCTCAACATAATATCTCACAACAGAATATATCATCAACGACTTTCCTGAAGCAGTTGGAGATATCAATAACTTTCGATTATGTCGCAAGGCGTCGTATACTCCCTCAACTTGATAGTCGCGTGGGGCGTGTCTACTGATTGCTGTCATGTAATCTTTCACACCTTCCTTTGAGATGTTCTCATTTATCTCAAAGGGAAGACCATAAAATTTATTATCTGCAAATTCATATGTGTACTCGTGGTCTTCGCAAAATTTAATAATTCTATCTAATAATCCAATATAAATTTCACCAGTTTGTGTATTGAATAGGCGAATTTTTCCGTCCCAGTATTTGTTGCGATACTGAGGACTAAATTTTGCGTTAGGAACCTCAAATGTAAATTGATCTGCTAGTTCATAGTAAATGTGAGGTTCTGCCTTGATATACAGATATACTTCGTTCTTTTTTGATATAATCAAATGACTCATAATTTATATCATTCTGATACAAATATTTATTGGCAATAAAAAAGAGGCATTTCTGCCTCAGTTGAATCCCGATTGAAAACGGTTCCATTCAATTGCATTCTTAATTTGATAAGTTCTGTTAGAGACTGTTTTAATAATCTCTTCCAAGAACTTTAACATAATGTCATAGTATCTGATTTTAAGATCTATTTTATTGAGTCTTTCGTCAGCATCCATATACCTCTGTATCGCTTCTTTTTCCCTTACCTTATACGGAAATGGTTCTTCTACATAGACCTCTGCTGGTGCCTTTCCTGTGTAGTAATTGTAGCGTTCTAAACGCACTCTATTATAAGTTTCTCGTGCCTTCTCACGAAGAAGAGTAATTGTATTGTATATGGTATAATATTTGGAATGTAATTGTGGAATTTTGAGTGATTCATCATGTAGGTTGTCTGGATCAATGACAGAATCTCTCTGCCACATCTCCTGAATTTCATCAAGATTCATAAAGGTTTGCCGTCTGTTCCTAGTATATCATAGATTGTGTATTTAAAAGTGACTTGTGCAGTGAGGAAAACCACATCTGTTGGTGTTGCATCAAATTCCAATGATGTTAATAATACTGGAAATAAATCTTTAAATTTTATAACAGCAACATCTCTATAATTACTATTTAAAATGTGGAGAGATCCATCACTAAATGCTTGCTTTGAATCCCTTACTCCCAATTCATTTGTGGTTAAATTTTTATACTGCTCTGCAGTTTCCGGAAAACCTAGTCCTGTCAACCAATTATGAATTGCCATATAATTTTCCATGTTCTCATCAACTAGAAATTTTAATGACAAATCACCATAGGTCAAAATTTCTCCAGGAATATCAAGTCTTTTTAAGTATGATGGTTGTTGAGCAACTCCTAAAGTAATTTCTGGAATTCTTGCAGAATTGCACATAAATGCAACTTTAGGTTCTTTCGCCAGAGTAAATTTAAATCCAACTGGTGAAAGAAAATTTCTATTTTGTATTTGATTAGAATATGCTGAAGTTGCCATTAATCTTTTAGTCCAACAATTGGTGGTTTCTTAGGTTTTGGTTGTGAAGGTTTTGCTCCCACTGGAGTTACATCAATATTACGAACTCCATATTGTTTATAGTTTTTAAATCCCAAATCTCTGGTAGTTTGTGTAGTTAAATCTGCTTGACGATCACCAACATAAGGTCCTCTATCAATTACTTTTGTCACTACACTTCTACCACCTTTACCAGGAACTGTTAACCTTACTTGACTTCCTAATGGTAAAGTTTTATGAGCAATTCCTGGAGTCGTTGGAGTCAAAACTTGTCCACTAGCAGTTTTATTACCATACAATCCAGGACCATAGGAACTTGTAGGTCCTATAACAGCAAATGGTGCTGCCTCTGCCATGAATTGTTGAAATGTTTTCATCGTTTTATTTGTATTTAGACAAAAAAAGAGGGTCCGAAGACCCTCTGAGAAATATGTGAATCGAGATCACATAAGGTTGTCAACACGAACTCTTCTGTAGTAACGGTTAGAGTTGGTGGTAAGAACGCCAAGTCCTTGGGAAGCAGACCCTTGAGAGAATGGATTCTCAACGATACCATAACGAGTCTTGAATCCAATTTTTGGTTGGAAGCTGTTCTCACCAACGGCACGAACCATTTGGAGAGGAACATAAGGACAATAGAACAGACCTGCATCATAAGGTGAAGTACCCTTGTAACCAACAACATAGTATTGGTTAGAAGCAACGTTAGCTGCATATGGGTCAATGTAGACTTTATACTTACCTTGGAGAACACCAGCAAAAGTATTGCCAGTATCATCAACATTCAAGTTAGCATTAAGTGCAGGGGTGTAATCAAGAACTCCTGCCATGGTGAGTGCCGAAGCAACATCTGCCGAGCAGAGGATGATATTACCCTTCCCTCTACGAGTTTCTTGTGCAATTGCGTTAGCATCGCGCTCGATTTGGAAGATAAGACCCTTGAACTTCTCAACTGACCAACGACCGTTGGAGTCAACATCAAGGTCGAAAATGCCTTGAGTAGCAACATTAGATTGAGCACCAGATCTAGCAACTTTGTAGATGGTTCTGATAACTTCACGGTTGATTTCAGCAAGAATCTCGGTTGAAAGGAGATTTGCTAATTCCGCTTCAGCATTCAGACCATGAATTGCCTTGAGGTCTTGAGCGAGTTCTAATGAGTACTCAGCTTTCAGAGCGCGTGACTTTGCAGTAACGGTGACTTTCTCGATTGAGAATGCCATTTCATTGAACTGAGGACCACCAGACTGACCCAGATTTTCTGCGTCATCTGTACGCATACCTTCACCAACACCATAAGCGTATTGGTTAGCGGTGCTATTTGGGTTCAGAAGTCCTGGGTTTGTACCTGATTGTGAAGTAGTACCAAGACCAACAGTGCTGTCAACCATTCCACTGGTTTGAATGTTGGTTGAAGCCTGACCAGAGAACGAACTGTTTGCTTCGTTGAAGAGAGCTTCAGTTCCACTTTGGTTAACATATCTACTTCTCATTGCGAAAATGAGTCCAGTAGGACCATTCATTGGTTGGACGCCAGCGACATCATAAGCAACCAAGTTAGGCATTGAGCGTCTGATCAAGGAGATCAGAACAGGGTCGAAACCAGCAGTAGGACCAGCAGCTGCTGATTGACCACCGAAACCAGCACCACCGACATTGCTTGAAATGCTGGTACTACCTGTAGCCATAGTTGGGCCTTCTGAAAGGAACTCACGCTCTTCGCGGAGATTTCTTTCTTGGTTTTCGAGCAGGACAGCGGTTACCATTCTACGATGTGAATCTTTGATTCCATCTAATCCTTGATAGTCAAGGATTGGTGCCCACTTCTCCTGCAAATATTCTGCATTGAACATTTGCATTTGTTTTACCTCTATTTAAAAAGTTATTAGTTTGATTTTTATAATTTAGAAATCACTTAGCAGTTCTACTGAGAACTGAAAGATATCTTTCCATAGTTCCACTAATTTGTGGAGCATTGGAATATTCTACTTCTTCAGATAAATTCTCAGTAACTTCTCTCTGAGTACTAGCATTTGATGGGAAATATGATTCCCTCAGGGTTACCAGTTTCTCACGATAGTTAGATTCACTATCAAACTCAACATTTTCTGCAAGAGAAGCGAGTTTGTCTTTCTGAGAAAGTGCGAGACCCTCAGCGACATCTGCAAAGATTACATCAGCAACCGACTCTGCTAATCTGTTATTAAGAGCAATATTCTTTTCGATTTGCTCGTTGAGTTTTTCTTCCATTTCATCAAGTTTATCTACCATACTCTCGATTACATCATATTTCTCTTCAGGGATTGATACATAATGATCTTCAAAAAGACCTTTCATTCCAAGAAGGAATGATTCGGTCATTTCAGTTTTAAGACCTGCTTCAATAGCAAGTGCATTTTCTGAAACCCACTCATCAGCAACATACTCAAGATAAGCATCGACTCTTTCAATAAGTCCTTGCTTAATAGTTTCAACTTCTTCGATAAGTGCATTTTCATAAGTTTCTTGAATCTGCTCTTTGATCTCAGATACTTTTGATCTGATAGCAGTTTCAAAAATGGTTCTTGCTTTCTCTTGGAATTCCTCGGAAAGCTCTTCACCTGCAAGGAGAGCATTGACATCTTCTTCGATGTCATACTCTTCCTTCATTTCATCTTCTTTTTCAGAATCATCTTCTTTAGAAGACTTTTTCTTTTTATTTTCTTTTGAATCTTCTTCGGTATCGTCTTCGCTACCTTCATCTTCCTTTTCGGAAGCTTCTAAAAGTGCCTCATCTTCATCATACTCGGCATCTTCTTTAGCAAGTGATTGCATAGGATCTGCTGCTATAGCCTTAGCATTAACAACATTCTTGACTTGTTGAAGAGTTGCGCCAGGAGTATTGAGTCTTGCTGACTCATCATCTGGACGATAATTGTCGGGAGTAGGTCCACCCAAATCTTCCCAAGCACCAGTTTGTCCAGGAGCAATTCCAGTGGACAACTTTTGCATTGGTTCAGCAGGTGCAGCTCCTTTGGTTACTACGTTTTC